GGTATTGCGGGGGATGCGGGAGGGGGGTTGACTATGGGGATTATTCGCAGTATGTGAGGGGAGGTTTTAATCGGTCGTGAGGAAGCAGTAACGGAGGTTGCGATGACGAACCCACAATTTAGCAATGGGTCTAGGATGGTGATGAAGCGGGAGGACGGGGTGACGACGGAGGTACGGACGTTTCGAGGTTGGCAGGGGGCGTATCCGGTATTTGAGACCCCGGACGGGCGGTGGGTACAGGAGCGGATGCCGGTATCTAATGTGGTTTCGGTAGTGACGACGGCGCCGGAGTTACCGATACCGAGGAAGGTACGGCAGGGGCTATTTGATTCGGACGTTTGAGGCAGAGGAGAGGTGCGATGTTGGCACGGACGCCGTTGCGGGATTTGGCGATAGGGTGGCTGGAGGGGCAAGACCCGGCCGGGCGGTATGACTGGGATGACCCGGTGAACTGTGGGTGTGGGCAGTTAGCGCGGGCGTTGAGGCGCTCGCCTGAGTGGATTAAGGCTCTTACGACCCTCCAGGGTGGGCAGTTTAGGGGGGAGTGGCATGAATTAAACGTGATTTTGCGGGGCGACTGGAACAAGCCGGTGGATTGGACCTTTGGGGGGTTTTTGGGCCGGCTGCGGGCGGCGGCATGAGCGAGCTTGTAGAGCGGCTGCTCGCGCACGGCAGCAGGACTGAATGGGAGGCCGCGGCTGAGATTGCGCGTTTGCGGGAGCGGGTGGCGGAAATGGAGTTGCTGACGGAGACGATGGTCAAGGCGGCGCATGCGCGGGCGGCGATGAACGAGGCGATAGGGTGGTATGGGGGCATTCCGGTGGTAAGCGAGTGGGATTACTGATGGCAGAGATTGGCATTGTGGATTGGCTGCGTTCGCTAGGGCGCGGGCGGAAGGATGGTCCGTGGCCTCTTTGTCATGAGGCGGCTGACGAGATTGAGCGATTGCGGGCGGACAAGGCGGCGATTTCGCAGACGGCGAGCGACTATCTGCATGAGATTGAGCGGCTGAAATCGCAGGCTGATAACGACGAATATGAGGCCGCTGAGCGGTCTTATATGGAGGATTGAGCGATGGAACTAGAGACGTTGGTGGTATCGTTTAAGGTTGACGGCAATTTGCAGGGCGAGATGGACCGGCTAGCGGCGGGGGGTTGGCAGTTACGGCCGGACATTCCGCCGGTGACGGTTTATCATTTGGTGCGGGTGAAGCCAACGTCGGTTGGGGAGGGGACGATGCGGATTGATGAGGACAAGGTATTTGTGATGGGTGCGGACGGGGTGATTAGGAAGAACTGATGACTTTGGAAGAGGCGAAGAAGGTTGCGGCGATTTGCGAGACTGCGGACGGGGGTTGTTTTTATTGTGCGGCGGATTTGTGTGAGCAGTTAGCGGGAGCTTTTACTGAATTTGATTGGAAGTGGGACGATCTGGCTGGGATTGTGGTTAGTGAGAAGGCATAGATGCCGGGCTGGGCGGGGATTGCGAGGTTTGGGGGCATTGGGGATCATTTGATAGCGGCGTCGGTTTTGCGGCCATTGCGGCGGCTGGGGTATAAGACGGAAGTGATTACGTCGGGTCGAGCGGCGGCGGTATTTCTGAACAATCCGTATATAGACAAGCTTTCGGTGCAGCCTGCGGGGGACATTCCTGCGGGCGAGGCGGGGACGCGGTGGTTTGTATCGCGGGCTCGGGAGTACGATTTATTTGCGCATTTGAGTTACAGTTGCGAGGTTCGGCATGCGTTGCAGGTGAATCAGCCGCAATTTTGGTGGCGACCGGAGTATCGGCGGCGGGTGTGTGCGGGGTCGTATTTGGAGACGGCGCACGACATTGTAGGGGTTGCGCACGAGTTTGGGCCGGTATTTTTCCCGAGCGAGGACGAGGCGGTGCGAGCGGCGCGGGTGAAGGAGGAGGTGCTTGGCGGGCGTTATGTGGCGTGGGTATTGGCTGGGTCGCGGGTGGACAAGGCGTATCCGTATGCGGCGATGGCGATCGGGCGAATTATTCGGGAATTGGGGGTGAGTGTATTGATGGTTGGGGAGGGTGGGACGCAGAGTGAGATTACCAAGGAGCGGGTGAATCATGTACGGCGGCAGAATGGGGATGTGCGGGGGTTACACTCGACGATTACGGCGGCGGGGGCGGACCCTGGTGGACATGAGCACTGGTCGATTCGGCGCAGTTTGAGTCAGACGTTAGCGGCGGACGTGGTTGTTTCGCCGGACACGGGGGCGGCGTGGGCGGTAGCGATGGAAGCGATGCCGAAGGTAATGATGGTATCGCATGCGAGTGTAGAGAACATCACGAAGCACTGGGTGAACACGGTAACGCTGCACTGTGATGTGGCGGAGGTTCCGTGTTGGCCGTGTCATCGGTTGCACAACGACATTTCGACCTGCACGCCGGCGAAGGATTTGGGTCATGCGGCGGCGTGCATGGCGGACATATCGGTGGAGCTGATTGTGACGGCGGTGAAGGCGGCGCTGGGGGATGCGGCGGCGGGGGCTGCGATGTGGGCTAGCTGGCCGACGCGGGTATCGTGATGGAGATTCATTCAAAGGGTGAGTTTGAGGACTGGCTGTACGAGCAGACTGGGGGCGTTGTGCAATCTGGTCCGTTTAAGGGGATGAATCTGTTCCGCGAGCAGTCATGGGACAGTGGTTTTCTATCGCCGCAATTGCTGGGCTGTTACGAGGCGGAATTGCATGAGGTGATAGAGCAGGAGATAGAGCGGTTAGAGTCGGTAGCAACGCCGAAGATTGTGAATGTCGGGTGTGCGGAGGGGTATTATGCGGTGGGGTTGAAGCGGCGGCTGCCGCATGCGCGAATGTATGTGATTGATACGGACGAGAAGGCATTGCGGATTGCGCGCCACACGGCGGCGTTGAATGGGGTTAGCTTGATCTCGGGAGAACCTCTTAGCGAAGTATTTGCTGCGCCCGATCTTGTGGTGATGGACTGTGAGGGGGCTGAGGTTGAGTACCTCGATGCGGAGAAGTTTCCTGATCTGAAGCATGCTCACATCATTGTCGAGTTGCACAATCTGCTGCATCAGGACACACAGGGGATATTGACTCAGAGGTGGCATGGTTCTCATGACATTGAGTGCATCTGGGAAGGCCCGCGCAATCCGAACATCTATGAGATTCTGCACCGGCAGAGTTCGTTGGTTCGTTGGTTTGCGGTGAACGAGGGCCGTCCGTGCCTGATGGCGTGGTATGTGATGAAGCCGAGGTTGAAATGAAGTATCCGCTGCGCATTGTTACTAGCCCAAACCGCCACCCGTTCTATATTTCGATTGCCGACGGCCACGGCGCGATTGTTTGTGATGTGACCGGCGGGGAGTGGGGTAGAGAGTTTGCGGAGCACATCGTGCGCTCGGCGAACCGTTGGCGTTGGCGCAAGTGGTTTCGGCCGAAGGAACGGGGGGATTGGCAATGGGAGCGGAATGTTAAAGCTCCCTGATGTTACCCTTGTGATGGTCGAGACCCGCGAGCACAAGCTAGCGGCGATGGCGGTCGAGGAGTGTCTGAAGGTTGCCGAGTTTGGGGCCGTGCTGATCCTGACCGACAAGCCGGTTGAGTTTGCGGGGATCGTCGGTAATTATCATTATGTTCCCGACTGGCCGAACAAGCTGGGCTGGTCGCGGGCGTGGTGGTTCGAGGTACCGCCGCTTGTTCGCACCCGGCAGACCCTTAACATTCAGTGGGACAGTTGGATTTGGGACCCGTCGATGTGGACTGACGCGTTCATGGAGTACGATTACATTGGGGCGCCGTGGTGGTATCGTGACGGCAAGAACGTTGGCAACGGGGGTTTTTCTCTTATTTCCACGCGGCTGAAGCGCTATATTGCCGACCGGCGTTTGGAGTTTCCCTGCGACACTCACGTTGATGACGACCTGCTTTGCCGTAAGTATCGCCCGGTTTTGGAGGAGGCCGGGTTTTTGTGGGCGCCGGAGCGTGTGGCGCATCAGTTCGCATTCGAGTGCAGTAGACCGTCAGATACGTCAAGACACTTCGGCTTCCACGCGATGTTCAATTGGCCTATAGTGTTGCCGCACGATAAGGTACTAGAACGAGTGTCGTTGGCGGTCGCCTCGCCATACATCCGCGAGTCGTACATGATGAAGGCGTTTTGCCAGCAGCATCCGGGGATCATAAAAGAACTCCGAGATAAGACAGTGGCCGAAGGAGAATCGGAATGCCTGCAATCGGCGCCTTCCTAGAGAAGCTTTATCTTGATTTTGCTACCGGGGCGGCAACCGCCACGCAACCGGCCGCCCGTTGGGCGGCGCTTTCGATCGGGACGCCGACATCGGTCTCGGCCTCGGAGATGGGGACGCTGACCGGATATTCCCGGCTTACGTCACTGTTTGGTGCGGCAGCCAGCCCGACCGGCAGCGCGAGCATCACGGCGGCGATGACCTTCGGCCCGTTCTCCTCGGTGGGCTCGGCGCTTGGTGTGGCACTGTTCGACGGCTCGCCGGTGAACTCCTCGGACATGCTGTGGTACGGCACCTTGGCGACGGCTCGCACTTTCGGTATCGGTGACACTCTTATCTTTGCGGCGGGAGCTCTGACGCTAACGATTTCGTAGAGTTTCCCAATGGCAAGTGGCCCCCTCCCAACTAGGTAGAATCTGGGTAGCGCGAAGCTCTGGCCAGGGCGTGCTCGCTGGTGGTTCTTCGCTGTCGTTATCGAGCGGGGCGGCATTTCCTGGACAGGCCGGCAACCCAGTAGGATTTGCTGCAACCCCGGCGAATGTCACTATCAACAGCGTACAGTATTCAAACACTGCCTATCCGGGGAGTCTAGGAGCTCCGCCTAGTCTGGTGGGAGGGTCGTCAGGCAGCCCGCAGATTGTAACTTTCAAAGACTTTTCCGGTGGCATTTCTCTGGCGAGCGGGACTAACTTCATCACGTTTATCGGTTGTCGATTCCAAGCGAGTGGTTCTGGAAACTTTAACTCGGTAATCCAATCCAATAACATTGCGTTCAGCTATTGCAGCTTCACCCCGTTGGTAAGCTTGCAACCGAATCTTCCTTCGCCATCGGCCGGACATTCTTGGCCGTGTGCGACTGGGGGAGCCGGCATCGGCTATGTGGGCGGGGCGCAAACATATTTGGTTCCCGCGGCTAACGGCAGCGACCTGTGGGTGTTTGGGCGAAACCTGAGCAATACTTTAGGTGCTCTGTATTTTGACCACTGTGATTTCTGGGGATCGGGGCAGGGGTGTGACATCGACCCGACGCCAGCCGGACCAGTGGTATTCACTGACTGTTGGTTCCACGATATGCGCGACGATACTACCGGCGACCACACCGACGGTGTTGGCAACGAGCAGGGCGGTGGTATCCTTGGCTTAAAGATCAACCATTGTGTTTTCGCTTCGGTCGGGAACACTAGCGCAATTGCCCTGCAAGGCGCTGGTACTTATACAAACCTGACGATCACAAACAACTATCTCACCCAGTGGGGGCATTTGATTCAAACGGGCAATCTCGCAAACTCGGTATCAAATGCACAGGTCACTGACAACTTAATCACCACGGATGGTGCGTGGGGTGTATCTAGCTTTTCAGCCGATGTCGTGTTTGGTAACGGCACCGGCAATACATGGCGTAGAAACACCTTGTTGGTTATTCCTACATATCCTACGGCGTGGGGGTCCGGGTCAACCCCGTCATGGGTAGCCGGGGACAACGGTAAGTTTATTTTGCCTGATACGACGTTGAGCGCGACCGACTGGCCAAATGGACCATAGGAAAGGAAAACTGAAATGGCTCTTCCCTCATCAACATCATCGCTGGGCGCTGCTCTGGCGCAGGTGCAGAACATCGCGGCGAGCGTGAAATCTCAGGCCGGCAATGTGCTCGTTTCGTTGCAAGCCGGACCCGTTACTACATTGTTTGTGTTTCAAATGCTCGACCAATTGAACGGGCTCATCACAAGTCTAAACGCGCTAAAGGCTACGACCGGCCTGAATGCCTATGCGACGGCACAACTGCCCGGCTATGCTGGAACGATGGTGACAGATATCACGGCGACCGTGAATGCAGCGCAGGCATGTATTAATTGGGTAGTGGCGAATTTTCCTAACAGCAGTGGCTTCCTTCAAGCATTTACTCTGAATGCGGACGGGAGTAGGACCCCGGCTTCCTTCACCAGTGCGCAAACTGCGGGCTTGCAGACAGCCATAACGGCGCTGATCGCCACCATAGGCTAGTTTCATGGCCGTCGCATTCGATGCTGCGGGTACAGCACATACAGCGGGTGCGGCGACTACATTTACTGAGGGCGCGTCCTCGATAACCGTGGGGGCCGGGTCAAACAGGGTTCTCGCCCTGTTGATCCAATTCGGGGGCGTCGTTAGTAGCGTTACGGCTTTCTGGGATACAGCCGGCACCAACCAGGCAATGACCCTGGTTGGCAGCTCAGTCGAGTCCGACAATCTTGCCTCTAGTTACATTTTTGGTCTGATTGCTCCCACGTCGGGCGCGAAGCTTCTAAAAGTCTCGTGGACTGGGTCAGCCTCGTACGCCTATTGCATGGTTTCCTTCACCGGAGCGGATCAAGGCAGCGTCGCTGGCACCTTTAGAAATTTCATCAGCGGCAATCCGGCATCTTCCGCCAGCTCTGCCGTGGCGTATCCAACAGGCGGCGCTTCCTTAAATTGCGCGTCTGGCGACTTTGGGGTGTTTTGCGCCGGGACAAATAACGGCACGTGGGCCACAACCGCCGGAGGTAGTGGCCAGACTGGTACTTTCCTTTATGGCTTGATTACAAACGTCTCGGGCGGCGGAATTTATATCGCTGGCGCGGGTGCTTCGACTAACTGTGCTGTTGCTGAAGCCGTCAGCGCTCCCCAGTCTAATCCGGCCTGCTGGACTGCCTGCGACATTGCGGCGCTTGGAACGGTAGGTGGTGCCAATACCGCGAAATTAGCGGGCGGTGCCACACTTACCGCAACGCCGTTTCAGGCGTTTACGGCGAACGCACGCCTTGCCGCATCTTCGACGCTGGCTGCCACTGGCAACCTCGGCAAATCATTTCTGAATGCGACGCTCGCATCGTCTTCGACTCTGACCGCTACGACCCAGATTGGTCTCACCGCTAACGCTAATCTCGTAGCGTCCAGCACGCTGATCCCTCTTGCTCCGCTCTTTGCGTCGGCCACGCTGGCCGCCTCTTCTACGCTGTCCGCCACAACCAGTATCGGCCTGACAGCTAATGCGAGACTCGCGGCCATCTCGACGTTGGCTGCCACCAGCAATCAATTTCTATTTCGTACTCTTGTAGGCGTATCTACCCTCACCGCGACCACCTCGCTCGGTCTTGCCGCCAACGCGGTATTGGCCGCCTCCTCAACTCTTACCGCAATTCCACTCGGCCAATTGCTCACGGCCACGCTCGCGGGCGCGGGCGCGCTCAGCGCTATTCCAACCCCGACTGTAGTGTTCAGCACCGCGACGCTCACCGCGTCGAGCACGCTGTCGGCGGCGCCATCTCTCGGTCTTACCGCAAGCACAATCCTTGCGGGCTCCTCTACGCTCGGGGCGACGACTTCGCTAGCGCTCAGCGTTACCGCGACACTGGCTGCAAGCTCGACGTTGACAGCGATCCCGCTGGGTCAACTTCTGACTGCGACGCTCGCGGGCACCTCGACGCTGACGGCGACCACGTCGCTCGGCCTCACCGCTAATGCTGTCCTCGCTGGGTTGAGTACTCTCACCGCTACGACATCTCTCGGTCTTACCGCTAGTGCTGTGCTGGCTGGTTCGAGCACCCTTAGTGCAACCGCCTCGACCGCAGCGGCAGTTCTCAGCACGGCAACGCTCGCGGGATCGAGCACTCTTACCGCCACGACCTCGCTCGCCTTGACGGCGACGGCGACACTGGCCGCCTCCTCGACCCTCACGGCCACGACCTCGCTCGCGCTTCGCGCCAACACCACACTGGCTGCCTCTAGCATACTCAGTCTGACGGCCACGCAAACTATGCGGGTAAGCGCCACGCTTGTCGGCGACGGCGAATTATCGGCCCTTTCCCTTGCAGCAGTCGTGCCCGACCAAATACTGGCCGGTTCCTCGACGCTGACAGCAATCCCCCTTGGTCAGTTACTTACAGCAACCCTCGCTGGTTCGAGCACTTTCAGCGCCGTTCTCAACGTGCTTGCCGCCACCGCGACGCTTGCGGGGTCAAGCTCGCTGGCCGCGACGACTTCGCTCGGTCTCACGGCGAACGCCACTCTTGCTGCCTCTTCGACCCTCGCCGTTACGCCCTCTCTTCATCTCGCCGCTACCGCGACGCTCGCTGCCAGTGGTGCTCTTGCCGCGACTCCGTCGCTTGCGCTAACCGCCCTCGCAACCCTCGCCGGCTCGAGCACCCTTGGCGGGATTGCCCAGGCGATAGGGTTCAGCATCTCTTTGCTGCCGGGTTCTTCAACGCTCGCCGCCACAGCCAAGTTTTCTCTTGCCGCGATAGCGGCACTAGCCGGGTCGAGCGCCCTCACTGCTAACATCTCGTTGGCGCAGCAGGTGAACGCGACATTGGCGGCGTCCAGCACGCTGGGTGCTATTGCCATGGCGATAGGGTTCAGCATTTCTTTGCTGCCCGGCTCCTCGACGCTCACCGCTAATGTGACCGCAACGATGATGGTGGCCGCTACCTTGGCGGCGTCGGGAACTCTGTCGGCGTTGTGGGTGACGCCGGCGAATGCTCTCCAAGCGGTCGCTACGTTGGCCTCTTCTAGTACGTTGGCCGCGACCGTGTTTGTTCCGCCCATCCCGCCCATCCCGCTCGTGCCGCGCCGCACGACTGGTGCTAATATTTTTGCCGAGCTTGTTGATCCGCTGACCTTTAATCCCTTCAAACTTCCGCCAACTAGTCCCACAACTCAGATTTTTGAGAATGAGTCGTGTGTATTATTTGTGCCAAAACGAAAGCCGCTGTATGGCAACTTGGAAGCTATCCTATTTACCAAGCCGGATGGGACGCAGCAGTCAGGCGACATAAGCTTTGCTTACGTAGGCTCTACTTTTGGTGAGGAACATGTCATTTATAATGTAGCTCCGAGAGAGCTAGATCAGTTCGGCTGGTGGATGGTAGCCTACGCAAGTGCTAACGTACTCTCTGATAAGTATAGGTTTTACATATGGCAGTAGGAAGTGTATGCTTTCCGCTTCAACCCGGAGTAACCTATGTCAGTTGAGAAATGGATTGCCGGTTCTGGCCAAGGACTGACTTGGGGCGATGCGTTTGCCACGGCTACGCTTAACTCGATTGCCAACGGCAACGCTATTCTATCGGGAATATCAATCACGAATGGGACGGCTCTGGATGTTTTTGCTGATGTGAGCATTGCGCTTGCCTCTGCGGCTTTCGTGGCGCCAAATTTCATTGGCATTTATTTGTATCCACTGAACAAGGACGGCACGACTTTCGGTGACGGCCGGTTTGCCGCATCCGCTGCGGGACCTCCGCCTGGCAATTACTGGCAAGGCAACATTGGCATCGTCGCTGCGACACAAACTCAAGTCGGATCGCTTAACAGACTCATTCTTCCGCCCGGCACTTTTAGTTTTGTTCTTTACAATGGCGGCGGCGTTGCCTTAGCGGCGTCTGGAAATACTTGCCAGTACCGAACGTATAACCGAAGTATCGCATAACTCGGTGGCGTAAATGCCTTTCTCGCCGCTGGCTAAATTCAACGTCCTTACGGCGCAGTTGAAGGTCAACGATAACGGCCTCTTCGCGTGGTATACATTTGACGACGGCACCGCGACTGACTTCACCGGCAATCAGAATAACGGGACACTGGTAAATAATCCCCTGCCAGCCGATGGGATCATTGGGGGAGCATTAAAATTCAACGGAACCAACAATTATGTACTCAGTAACACCGTAATAAATGTTCCGTTTGTAACCCTATCACTTTGGGTTAAGGGCTCTCCACCAACAGGCACCAATTGGGCGCTTTTCGGATTTGCGAACGGACTAGGTAGTCCCACATTCGATAAAATCGTGTGGGTTGGCGTCACTGGTCTGGTGGGGTGGTTAATATATAATGGCACCTCCCAGGTAACAGTTGCCAGCACTATTGTTGGACAGGTAACAGACGGCAATTGGCATCACATTGCAGCTACATACAGCGCGACAAAACAAAATCTATACATAGATGGCCTTCTTGTCGGCACCGCTGCCAGTAATGGGGCGGGTTCTTACACTGGCTACACCGTTAGAAATTTCTTCATAAGCGGTCAATTTAACGGTAACCAATACACCTATTCTCCATTCACTCAAGATGATTGTCGGCTTTACAACCGCGCACTCGGCGCTGATGAAGTCTTTGCTCTTTACGCTAACGGACTCTCTTACCTTCAAGGTCAGCCCGAGAGAGAACTTCCGGTACTGCTGCCTCCCACCGTCATTTCGTCCGCCACCGCTACTCTCGCTGCTTCCAGCACGCTTACTGCCAAGATCACAGCCGCCTTAACGGCGAACGCGACACTGGCGGGTTCCTCAGCCCTTACGGCTACTACTTCTCTGGCGCTCAGCGCTGCCGCGACACTCTCTGCGAGCTCCACCTTCATCGTTGCACAAGCCGCTCAGGCGTTGGTGGCCACCCTTGCCGCCTCCTCAACGCTAACCGCCACCACCCAGCTAGCGCTGACGGCCAATGTCACCCTTGCCGCTTCTTCGACCCTGACGGCGACCACCTCGCTGGCGCTGCTGGCAACGGCGACCTTGGCGGCCTCTTCTACCCTCATCCCCGGCGCGGCTGCCCTGGCGCTGGTGGCTACGCTAGCCGGGTCGAGCACGCTGACGGCGACGGCGACTGCGAACCTGCTGGTGGTCGCAACCCTGGCCGGCAGCAGCTCCCTGAGCGCCATTCCGTTGGGTCAATTACTGGCCGCGACCCTAGCGGCGTCATCCACGCTAACCGCAACCACAAGCCTCGCGCTCACCGCCACGGCTACCCTAGCCGGCACCTCTACCCTTTCGGCAACCCTTCTTCAGACCCTTGCGGCGATCGCCACACTGGCCGGGTCGAGCACGCTGCGGGCGATGCCGCTCGGGTCCGGCTTCACTGCCACACTCATAGGATCGAGCACCCTTTCGGCAACCGCGAGGTTTGCTCTAGCGGCGATAGCCATCCTACCCGCTACGTCCACGCTGACCGCAACGGCCCGGCAGGCGATGCTGGTGAGCGCCACGCTGGCAGCGTCGAGCACGCTGACGGCGCTTTGGACCTCGATTATTTTCGATACTGCGACGCTGGCCGGGTCGAGCACTCTGAGGACCACGGCGTTCTTAGCCACCCAAGCGGTCGCGACCCTCGCTGCCAACAGCACGCTGACTGCGACTCCTATCCTCGTTTCGTTCGTGGCGCCGACCCCGCGTCCTTCGACCGGCAAGAACATTTTTGCCGAGCCGCTTCTGGTCGATGTGCCGGACACCGCCGGCTTCTCGCTCCCGAAAGTCGCCCCCAAGACTCAGGTCTTCGAGAACCAGTCGTGCGTGTTGTTCTTGCCCATCAAGCAGCAGCTAAGCGAAAAACTGGTCTCAATCCTGTTTACCGCGCCGGATGGAACACAACAGCCGGCAGATATGAGGTATGCTTACATAGGGTCGGATTTTGACAATCTGAATATTATTTATAACGCGGCTATAAACGAGTTCGGTCAGTATGGTTGGTGGCTCGCCAACTACGCGACGGCAAATACTCTCTCCGACAAGTACCGATTTTATATCTGGGCCTAAGGTGCCTGAAACGGCACAAGATTAGCTGGGCCGGTGAATTTTTGCGTGATCGTCAATGCTGTATAAGGTGTATACATTGGGCACGAATGGGTATTGCATACGGGAGTCGGAAGCGCCCCAGAACACGATCCCCAGCTACAATTAGTCATCGTGAAATAGGTATTGTTGATATCCTGAGTTATTGCACCAATCGTAAAAAATGTCGTTGGAATTGCGTTATTGGTGCCATCAGAATCACTAAAATAATATTTATGACCCGGCACGCCCCATTGCCAAAGGCGGGCTGAGTTAGGAAGCGAGAGCGTACCGGCGTTGAAAGAAAATCCTGCTGCCGCGAGCAAGGGGCCGGGGAGTGCAAGCGCTACTGGAATATTCGCCCCATCAGCGGTAATTGTCGATGTAACGCCAAAAGCAATCGGTCCGAGGTTGGCGGTTAGATTGCCGCCATAAATCTCGTTGTTCAGTGCCGTGCCTAAGAGAACACCGTTGACGTTATATAGGACCAGTTTTGCTATAGAAGAGCTTTGGATAGTGACGTTATTGTTGAATTTACTTTGGACAATTGCCAGAAGCTCGATGTCCTTGTCAATTTCACTGCCAACGATGTTGCTCGAAAAAAGCCGATTATAAATACTGGCCGAAGGAGCATAATTAAATATCACACTGTCATAGACGGACACATCACGCCCCGTTACAATTATTTGGTTGTTCGGGAGCAAAACGGAAAACCCGAGCGCCGTAAGATTAACGTTCCAGCTCGGTTCCATCAGGTAGATACTTGCGGGGCCACCATCATCGAATCCGCCTATAGCCCCAATATCTGCTAGTGGCCAAGCCGATGAATAAGAATTCGTAAGCGGCGCGTTCAATGTGATCGTCGATCCATTAATGGCTGTGATCAGACGATATTCATTGTACTGCCAATTTCCAGGGAAGCCACCGAATTGCAATTCGAGACCGTTAACGTTCACCCAAGAACCAACCGAGAATTTTGCGGCATCGCCGGGAGTGATCAAGACGACAGAAGAGTCACCCACATTCGCGGAATTGATTCGCGCACTATGGATTCCGTCATTGAAGAATGTCCAGGCACCGATTCTTATCGGAGAGGTGAAACTTGCGCCGTAAGCCCAGACAATTGCGTTCTGTATGCCGGGATTCCCGCTGATGCAACTGTTAGTTAAATTGCCACATCCGGGCCAATTACAAATCGTTCCCGGTGGGATATAGAGTTTTGCCTGAGCAGGATTGAGAGCAACACCATAGGCAATCCAAGCATCGTGTGCCGCCAGATCGCATGCACCATTAAAATCCAAGATATTCTTCCAGCCGCCCCCGTATAAATTTGGGTCAAAGGTTGTGCTGTGCCCACCGCGACCACCGGCGTATGCTAGAGAGCAATAAAGAAACCCGACAATAATCAGGGCGCATAATTTAGTAAACATTGATCCCTAGCCCCGTCATGTAGGCGTTGATTCGAGATTGCACTTGTCCGGCTTGTGTCGTCGTCATGCCAGCCCCCCACCATGCTGCGGACAATTGATCAGTGGTAAAACCCGCAGGTGAACCAGTGTTGGTCGCAAACACGTAAAAATTCCATATAGTAGTCAAGGTCGTGCTTGAGTCGGTCGCAGTATGAATTGACGAGCCGTTCTTAAAAGCAAATTCCGAGGCTGCGGCAGTCCTAGAAACGAGATATGATCCTTGAGCATTGGCGTTCGCATTCCCGTTCTGCGGGGTCCCGGCTATGGAATAGCTGAATCCGCCCCCACCGGCTATTGACAACGGACCAATAAGTAAATCAAAATTATTTTGATCCTCCCCTAACGCCACCGAGCCATCTTGCGAGGCTCGGCTTGTAAGATCGTAGACCCCAGCCGATGCTGAATTCTGCGAGAAATTGGTAGCGACAGGGATGAACCCGCTGTCAAGGTATCCAGTTGACCCATCTCCAGTCCAGCCGTGATCGGCAGAGAACGTCAGCGTTCCATGCACGGTCGCCGTATAGCTCGTGCTGACAAGATTGAGAGCTGCCGTGGTAGTGGTGTTGGTAGCAAAAATATAGAGAACGTCGAGCAGAGTCCATGTACCGTCCGTAACCATGCCGCAGATCATGGCCTGATAGGCTGCCTGCTCAGTCCCACTTGTTCCCGATGTGCGGGCGATGAACGTAGTATATTGCGAACATGGGCCACCGCCACCGCCGCCACCGCCGCCAGCGATTGTATCATAGTTGGAATCACGCGATTGGAAATAAGCATCAGATTGTTGACATAAACAAAGTAGCAAGGCGGTTGCGAAAAGGCGATATATTCTTTTCATTTCGTGTAGCCCCAAGCGGCCACGGATACCGTACCACCAGCTCCAGGAGCAGCAGAGACCACTGCAATCGCGGTGTTAACACCGCTCGCAGGAACGCATGGACTGAAGATCATTTCCGTTACACCCAACCCGCTGGCGAGTGGCGCCGTCCATTGCGTGAAGTTGAGTGTGCCGGTGATCGTGCCGAAGATGGTAGAATTGCCCGTTACCGCTGCCGTTGCATTAGCGCGGATTGAAAAACCGCAAATGTAATCGGTAACCCCACCGCTCGCCGCGAGCGTGGCCGTTGTGGCGCCTGTCGTACCAGTCGCAGAAGCAGTTAACGCCGTCGCACCGGCTGGATACTGATTTGTTTGCCTCACGCCATTGGTCGTGCCATCGAGAGTCTGATCGACCCCAACCTTACCTATAATGGCGCTGCCGGGACTAAGCGGATTGAGAAGCGCCCCAATCGTCGGGTTGTATGGCAAAGCCGTCACATAGGGAGTCACCGTACCCGTTCCGGTTATCGGCGTGCTTAATTTGATCCGAACTTGTTGATAGCCTTGGGTGAGGATTAGAAACGGCTGATTTGTATTTGCGACGAGCGTGTATGGATTCGTCAGTGGCGTAAAGGTATTGGCATTGAGCACTTGGGTGGCAGGGATCGTAGCCCAATTGATTCCGTCAAATGTGCCTTCAAACGTGACCGCTCCTGCGCTGATCGTAGAGGTCTGATCGAGCTGAACGGCGATAGCCGGCAAAGCATTACTTGTCGCGAGTAATTGTGTTGCATTTAATGACGTTGATGATGTCCATACACTCAATACTGTTGGAGCGACCCCACTGCTTGCAACCACAACCGGATTGGAAAGGGTCCCCTTTTCCGTCCCCGTTGAATCAATCAGCGCGAAGCCGGTGCATAGCTTCGTGCTCTGACAGACAAAAGAAAAAACTGGGTGCGGGCCATTCACGTCCGTATAAACGTAATCGGCCAAAGCGACGATCGCCAAAGCGACGACTGTCGGTATTCCCAGAAGCAAGGAACCAGCAAGAATGAGGACAGGGCGTAGGCGCATTATGGCATCCCCATTGGCTGAGCATCCGATTGACTGCCCGGCGGCTGCGGCGGCTGCGATGGCGGCAACGATATTATAGACCCAAACGATATTCCAGACCCAAATATATAGAAATAGAATACAACCGTCGGGACTATCCCATCTGCCGTTTGGTATTGCACTGCCCACCAGCCGAACACATTGAGTTCGTTAGCAGCAGTCGTATAGACCATATGCGGCAATCCGAATGTATATGTCGGGTAGAACAGGGTTCTATCGACCGCATACATCGACCCATCGGGTCTTGTGAATATTAGGTCTGTTACAAGGTTGAATAAGTCGGGGTCTACCGGAACGAATATCGTGGCGACTTCACGGACAAACACCTGCGGTAATGGCGGGGATGGCTTAATAAGCCTAGAGATTAGGACTCCCGTGGGCAGGTTTTGCGGGAAGATGAGACGCCCGCTCGGTGCTCGTATTGGTCCGGTAACAGTGGGGATCGGCGGAGCGACGGTGCTGGTGGCGACAGCACTGAGTCGAGACGACGCGGCAAGAATCGCTTGTGCCTGTAGGGAGCCTCTGCCGAGGGTGGCGGTTTGGGATGAGGAGGATGAGCCGGCTAGAGTCGCCTGCGCGCTTAGGGCGAGACTCGCGACGGCACTGACCCGCGACGATCCGGCTAGCCTTGCCTGTGCTTGTGCCGATCCCGGTGCGGCAACCATTTGCGACGAACTAGCGAGGAGGGCTAGTGCTTGCAGTGAGCTTCCGGCGGTGGTGATGAGCTGCGACGACGCGGACAGGGTTGCGCTCGCGACCAGCGTGTTTATCGTGGCGCTATTGAGCCCGGACGAGGCGGGGAGGAACGCGAGCCCGCCTAACCCAGCCACGCCGGCGGCCGTTACCTGCGACGAACCAGCCAGCGTTGCCAGCGCTTGGAGCGGCCCCGAGGCTATGGCGATGAGGCTGGACGAGCCTGCTAGAAGCGCCGCCTCAAGGATACCTTGGACGGCGGCGATCTGCCCCGACCCGGCCAGCGTCGCTTGCGCTTGTGTGCCGGCTATAGTCGCGGCGCTAACCTGCGAGGACCCCGCCAAGGTCGCCACGGCTTGTTGTGCGCCGAACGCTGTGGCTTTGAGTGTCGAGGAGGCAATTAGGGTTGCCTGTCCAGGCGACCCGGGTATGACGCTGAACGCCGAGGAACCAGCGAGCGTCGCGTTGATTTGTATTGCGCCCGCAGCGACGGCGATCAGGCTGGATGAGCCTGTTAGGGTGATCTGCGACGTTAGTATGTTGGCCGGGACTTCGGCGCTGGCGACTTCTGCTAGAGCGGCAAACCCCAGCATGTTCTAGTCCCGAGAGCGTTCAAGCTCTTCAACGCGCTCTTCTAGCTCCAGGATGGTACGCGCGAGCAGGGGGGTCAGCCGCCCGTAGTCAGTAGCCCATGGATTCTTGTCAGGATCATCCCCGCCTACGTGAACAGCTTCAGGATAATGCTTGTATAAATCTTGAGCGATAAAGCCCTGCACTACCTTGCCGGGGGTGTCCTTCCATTCAAAATCGCAAATGTCAATCTGCCTGAGGATGTCGAGCCCGCGGCTTGATTTGCGCAAGCGGTTTTTGAGTCGAGCGTCGGAGCTAGTACCATAATTGACCGTGTTTGTGCCGTTGCGTGTAATTGTGCCACATAGAGATGGAGCGGCGTTCGCATTGGCAAAGGCAATTAGTGATGTAGTAGAGTCCGTTGTGGTCGATGAACCGGCACGCACGGCTAACCCATCGCAACCTGGTGCGCCGGCCATGTTGAACATGGCAAAGGCAAAATTACCAGTGGTTACATTGTTCTGCATTGTGGAGATAAATCCACCTGTACTGTTGTTGACAATATTATTGCAGAAGATCGTGGGATTGTTGGCGAGAATGACGTTGTTGGCGCCGGCTCCGACCGAGATCGGCAGAGAGCCGCTGCCGTTCATGCCCGCAAAGACATTATCGGCGATGACTATGCCGGTGTTGCTTGGATTACTTCCGATAGAAATGCCGGTTATGCTTGCTGTGCTTCCAGCACATTGGAATTCATTGCCGACGATTGTCGTATTGGACGCCGCAGTAAGAACGACTCCACCACTGCTTGCAGCATTCAACAAAAATAGGCTGTTGGTTATCAACAGGCAGTTAATGCCGGTTTGCATCACAATGCCATTGGCGTTACCGAACACTCCGAACTGGCAGCCCTCAACGCACAACTGAGCACCGATGTTGCTAAGCCCGGCGGCTATGTTGATGCCTATCTTGCATCCTGTGAAGTTGCAGGCGGTGAAAGCCATGCCTTGAATATTGTCTCCGTAGTTGAAGCCGACATTCAATGAATTGAAAGTGCAGCCGTTAAAATTCATCACGGTAGCGACATTGGAGGCGTTGATGCCGTTGTAGGTTACGCCGCCCCCCACAGGAGTCCCGGCTGGTTTGTTAATGCTCTGGAACATGCAGCCGTCAACATCGACATTGCTAATCCCGACGACGGCCAGACAGGTGCCCCAAAACATTGTTCCTGTGTAACTGTCATCGCCTCGAAACGCCACGCGCGTTAGATCGGAGAGTGCGGCAAAGGAGCCGTTGTTACTGCCTATCTGTTGCAACGTTATTCCGGTTCCAACGCCGGTTGTTCCGAGTGTGGTAATGGCGATGTCGCGGAAATGCGAGCTTTGATTGTTCGGTGCCGTGACATTGCTGTTGTAGCGTATGACCAGCCCCTGCCCGCTCGCAAATGACAGGACGCTAGCGTCAGCACCGTCGCCAACGATTGACAGGGAGAAAAGCACGTCGGTGGCTGGGAATGTCAGCGTGTTAGTTGAGCTGAAATGATACTTCCCCATCGGGAAGTAGATCGTGCCGCCGTTCACCTTGAGCGCCGCGTAGGCGGCTGTGAGCGCTGCCGTGTTGTCGGTCGCGCCGTCCCCTACGCCGCCGTAGGTGAGGATGTTGACGCCGTATCCTAGAATATCTTCGGCCAATGCCGTAAGCGATATCGTCGGCGGGATGGCAAAATTGACCGCCACTCCTGGGCCGGCTGAGCCCCCGAGCACCTTCGTGCGGGCTATCGAATTGCCCGAAGAACTGAATGTGCCATGCCCCCACTCGCGTTGGGTCGGGTTGGTTAGCGAATCCTGGGCGAGGTAGCTTACGATCTGACCGTCAGCCAACACGCCGTTGGCAAGGCCCTGAGCGGTGGTTAGAAAGCTGGGACGTGGGGAACCGAAGATAAAAGTCCCGGTCCCGGTGGAGTTAGCGATAAAACTAATGCCGTCAGCGAGATTGTTGCCCATGAATCTTCATACCATAGGGGCACTTAGGACCGAAATGCGGGAATAATCCCACAAAATGTAAGTTTTCTGTTGACAGATTCGCCCGTTTTGTGGTCCCTATCCGACCCTGTGAGGACGCATTCCATGAGCTATTTGCAGGAGCTTCAAGAGGCTCACAAGGCGCGAATCCGGCGTTTAACCGGGAAATCCCCCGGAATAGAAAGGAAGGTGGTGCCACTCGCCGTATCCGTACCCGAACCCATCATTGAGGCGCAGCCCACGTCAGCAAGCAACCCGCTGGCGTGGGCTCCAATCTCCCGCGATGTACAGAAAACCTATTTGATGTCCCGAGATATCATCCGCATTGTGTGCGCGGCATTCAATGTACTTCCTTATGAGGTTATGTCTCATGACCGCCGTCAACCGATTTGTCGAGCGCGGCAAGTTTGCCTCTACCTCATAAAAAAATACACGAATGCCTCGTGGGCGAAGGTCGGCCTTTTTTTAGGAGGTTATGAGACAAGCTCGCTTCGGCATTCGAGGTGCAAGATCAGGGGCTTGCTTGTGAGCGATCCCCAGTTGATGGCGATCGTTGGGCAAATCGAGCAGGAGATTAAGGACCTGAAAGATGAATGAGAAGCTTTCTCATAAGGAGGCGCATTATACGTTCGAGTCTCCATATCCCAAAAAGTATTGCGGGAATTGTTCGATGTCCCGGAGCAATCGGCCGGAAGGAAAATGCACGCTCGTGGTGGACCCTATCCACTATGATGGCTATTGTGTTTATTGGGAGACGAGGCGGGCAGATGCGCGGGATTGACAATCCTGGTCCATTCTATGCGGACCCGCCATTCGGCGTTCCGCCTGATATCGTTCTTGAGCTGCCGTTACCGTTGTCGGTGAACCGAACTCGTAAGATTGACTGGAGTCATCACGCGAGGGCAAGAGCATGGCGGGACGATGCAGGGTTACGTTTCCTCATGCAAAAGCGTTTTCTGCCATCGCCGATCAAGGGCAGGTACGAATTAATCTTGACGTTGCGGGATGGCTCCCGCATGGACGCCGATAATGGTGTGAAGATCATTGTTGATGCACTGCGGCGCTGGGGTCTTGTTGAGGACGACGATCCAAAACATCTACGAAAACTGACGGTAGAATTCGGCGCTGTCGAGGGCTGCCGGGTAACGATTAGGCCAATGGCATAGGGAGACGCGCCCCGTGGGTGACCGAATTTCCGCCCTGAACTGCATGCGGCAGGCGGCCGAGTGCTTGCAGAATGCGGCTACCAACCCGCAAGCGGGGCAGCTTACCTATCAGCTATATCAATCGTCCGTCATGTCCGACCCAACATTTGCCGAAGGATGGATCGCGGTCGGCGATAGCAACATGACATTCCATCGTTTACAGGGTGCGGTCGCCGCCTATCGCCGTGCGTTGGAATTGGAAGTCCCACCGGAGCGCCGCGCCAAGGTCATGGTGAGCCTGGGAGAGTGTCTACGCCGGCTTGGCTATGTCGATGAAGCGCTGGCTCTGAACCGAGAGGCACGCAACTTCGATGATACGCTAGCTTATGCGTGGTTGAATATCTCACTGTGTCTTTCGACAAAGGGGCAACTCCGAGAGTCGCTGTCGGCGGCGCAGCGCGGCTATGATCTGGACCCGACAGACTGCAAACTGTGGATGGGCCTGGGGTTTGCGAACCTATTCGCTGGCAATTACGCGGAGGGCCTGAAGTATTTCGAGGCCCGATTTGAATACAAGCTTCATAGCTTTTTGTCATATCCGTACCCAAAATGGGACGGAGAGGGGGGTACCACTGTCTACATCGTGGCAGACCAGGGTTTGGGCGATACACTGAGCTTCGCTCGGTTTGTGCCGATGGCTTGCCAGCGGGCGAAGTTCGTCCATATGGCAGTGCAGCCGGAATTGCTGCGCTTATTCGCAGCATCGTTCCAGGCAATCCCCAATCTCAATATCGTCCCACTGCCCTGTCCGTGGCCTCCCGCAGATGGGTGGACGACATTTATGTCGCTGCCATGGGCGCTCGGGTTGACCGACGAGCAAATCCGCACTGCGCCGAATATCCCCATGCCGCCGTTTATGGCGCCCTCGACGCAATGGAAATCGCCGGATCGCAAACTCCATATCGGCGTCGCATGGGCTGGCGCAAAGGCAAACGACATCGATGTGTGGAGGTCCTTCTCGCTGCAACACTTTCTGACGTTGTACGATATTCCCGGAATTCAGTTATACTCGCTGCAAATCGGCGAGCGCGCCAGCGACCTTCATGAGCTTGGCTGTGCAACTCTGCTGCGCGACCTGTCGCCGATGGTCAGAGACGTTTCCGACACGATCGGACTATTGCAGCACTTGGACTTGGTAATCTGCTGTGAAAGCGCCCTGGCCCATATCTGCGCCGCGATGAACAAAGAGTGCTGGATACCGTACAGTTATCACGGCCGTGAGTTTCGCATTGGCCACGACGGCACTAGGCGTCTATGGAGCCCACACCACCGCATTTTCAAGCAAGGCACGGCTGCCCGCTGGGAGCCAGTTTTTGAGCGCATTGCTGATGCTCTTGCTAATCGCGTTTCCACAATGGGAAAACAGGAGGCCGCAGAATGACCGAGAGCAAGCAAGTCAAGCAGATAAAGCGCCTGCGTGATGATGCACAAGAGCGTGGGATGGAGCCTCTGCTACTACTTTGTTATCAGGAGTGGCTGCTGCGAACGATGCTTTCGGAGGTAAGTGTCATTGCTAACGAGGTGAAGAAAAGGATAGGAAAATGACAATAGAGTGGCGCAACGTGTACTCGTCGCACGTCAATCGCGTCGGTCACGACAGCGATACCGGCGAGATGCTGGTGCAATGGCAATCCGGCAAGGTGAGCGCCTACGAAGGGGTGTCGCCCGAGCAAGTGAACGACATCTCGAAGTCGGCCAGTGTCGGCGAGCGTATAAAGAATGAAATCAAGCCCGCATATAAACACAGGTACCGCGAATGAGCGGGAGGACGCATGATGGATATCTACAAGTTTCCTACTTGTATCCATGTTTTGTCGGCAGCTCTACACAGAGAGAACGTCGATCCGAAAAAGATAGTTATCACAATGCCATTCGATGAATGGTGGAGGTTAAGTTGTGCATTGCAGAGAAAAGATTTGTGCTACTTCGATGGACGTGGAAACTTGGGGGACCATTTTATGTATTTGGGAATTACATTTAAGGCAGACAAAAAATGACCAGTTCTCCCCGTATTCTGATTGCCGGATCGAGCTATGTCGCAGACGAAGGCCGCCGCGAGCTGACGAAGCTTTGGTATCGTCTTGTCAAGCATATCAACCCTGGCATTGATCTGGTCCTGGTAGACAGCGCGAGCCCGTTCAATCCGGGCGTCTTCCTACCTGAAGAAGTCGAGATAGAATACTTCTCCGATAACATTGGTGCGATCAGTCAAGGCCAGCGTGACGGCGCCGGCCGTGCTTTCTGTCGTTGCTTACAGCTCGGTGTCGAGGGCGAATACGATTACGTCGTGCCGTGGGAAACCGACATGCTGTGGCTTCCGCCGATCGAACCGATAGTTGACAAGATGCACCGCAGCGATGTCGGTGTAGCGGCGGCGTTCGCCAACCCGTATCAGTTCCCGGAGTGGGCGTGCTCGTTCTGGTCTACTAAGTATGTGAAGGAAAGCCGGTTCATCGAGCGCTACGACTGGGAACACTCGCCGAAATGGCCAATCCCCGAATGGCGCATCGCCAATCTCGTTGACAGTGACCTGTGGATTTTGCCGATCCACGGCTGGCGCAATCACGAAAACCAAATGAATATCGCTAATATCGCGCAGCTCTTTCCGTACAAACCCTGTAGCTTCCTCACGCAATGCCGGGATTTCTCGCTCTACTATCGGTTTCTCGACATCAATCAAATCAGTCTGATGGAGGCAGCATGAGCAAAAAATTATCCCCCTACGAGAAGGCTGGATGGTTTGGTCGTTCTGCCGAGCTTACAATTGATGAGTATCCGCCCCAGGTGGACACGGATGAGAAAATAAAGGCGTGGCAACGTGGATGGCGCCTTATGGATGACAGAATTCGTAGTGGCGTTCCTATTATCTGGGAATAGGGCGGAGTATTAGGCATGAACCACAACGCGCTGTTCTGGGAGCCTAGCGGGGGACACGGCTTTGCCAAGGTCGGCAAGAACGTGCGAATCCATCCGCTTGTGGTGATCTCTGACACGGCGGCTGTCGAATTGGGCGACAACGTGCGCATCGACGCCTTCACAGTGCTGTCGGCGCGTAAGATTAAGATCGGGTCAAATGTCCATATCGGGCCTGGGTGCTCATTCAGCGGTCACGGAAAGATAGAGTTAGCGGACTATTGCGGAATTTCACATGGCTGCAAGTTTTTCACGTCTACCGACGATCTCAGTTATGCCGATCATTCGATAGCCGATGACGAGCACCTGATCATCGGAGACATTATCTTTGAGCGGCACGCAACCATCTGTGCCAATACGGTGATCCTACCGAATGTGCGACTGGGCTATGGTGCCTATGTCGGCGCGTTCTCGCTGGTGAGGCGGGACTTGCCCCGAATGTGTGTAGCGGCCGGCGTACCGGCGCGTGTACTGAAAATCAGGAAACTAACTGAGGCCGACTTTGCCGACTTTGAGCGGCGCTGCGAGGAACGAAATGAGAATACCAATCGTCCGACCTAGCTTCCATTGGACTAATACTCTCTCCGCTAGTATCAGAAAGTGCCTTCATACCGGGCAGGTCACCAACAACGGTATTGTCCAAGAGTTTGAGCGGCAGTTGACCGAATATCTCGGTGTGCCGACGCTCGCGTTTAGTAGTGGCCAGACGGCGTTGATTACGATGCTCATGGCGGCGGGGGTCGAGGCAGGCGACGAGGTTATCTGCCCGTCGTTCACTTTCCCCGCCACGGTTCACGCTATCGCAATGCTCGGCGCCAAGCCGGTGTTCGCGGATATACATCCATTGACCCTGACCCTGACTATCGACGTGAAAAAAATAACCCGGAAAACCCAGGCTATCCTAGGCGTTGACGTTTATGGGATTTGCTGTGATTACGAAGGCATAGTCGAGCTTGCTGATAACCATGATATTTATGCGCTATTCGACAGTGCGCCCGCGTTTGGCTCTACCGTAAACGGTGTCCCCACCGGGCGATTTGGTGACGCTCAGATATTCAGCTTTCACGCCACTAAACCATTTTCAACTATGGAGGGAGGTGCTCTCTGCACCAGCAACATCCTTCTGCGCGAGGCGGCCCGTAAAATTCGCGACTTTGGTCAGACCGAAGATCGCGAATGTGTGCGAATTGGACTTAACGGCAAAATGACCGAGGTCTGCGCTCTGATTGGGTTGGAGCAACTGAAGACGTGGGTCGAGGTTAGCGAGCGTAGGAAAGAGCGCGCTGCATTTTTTGGTAGCCTTCTTAGGCACGCGGGGGCTCAGGTCCCGAAAAATCCACCGGGACAGCAACCGATCTGGGCGTACATGCCGATCCTAGTCGATCAACGCGATGAAGTGCTTCAGACTTTGAACGAGAACGGCATTGGGGCTCGCAAGTACTATCAAGCCTGTCACCTGATGGACCCGTATGTCAACTGGCACGCCGGCTTGAGCGTGACGGAGGTTGTCGCATCGAGAGTGATCGCGCTGCCGCTGCTCCCCGACATGACGCTAGACGAGATGAATTATATCTGCGAGGTCCTAAAAGGAGCAATAAAATGAAGGTTCTAGTTTTTGGCGCGGGCGGCTACATCGGCATCCCGCTTTGCGAGGAGCTCGCGAGCAGGGGTCATGAGGTAACAGGCGCCGATAGATTCTTTTTCGGCAAGAGGCCGAAGTGTGATTGCATCACGGCGGACATCCGTACATTCCAGTTTATTACGGTGGACATCCTCTCATTAGAGTTCAAATCTTCATCATATGATGCGGTTATCGATCTGTGCGGGCTGTCTAACGATGCGTCGTGCGATATTGACCCCGAGTTGACATATGCGATCAACCTCAAGGGTGCGAAGCAACTGGCGAAAAGGGCGAAAGACGCCGGTATTCGCCGTTATATCTACGCCAGCTCGGCGGCAGTCTATGGGCATGGCGACAAGATGGGGCTGACCGAGAACGACGTGTGCAAGCCGCTTACACACTATGCCGAGTGCAAGGTGCAGGTTGAGGACTACTTGCGCAAGATTGCGGGTGGTGGGTTCGAGCCGGTCATTCTCCGCAACGCCACGGTATTCGGTGTGGCTCCGCGCATGCGGTTTGATCTTGCCGTCAACGGTATGACTCTGCGGGCGATAAGGGAGCATGTGATCTATGTGATGGGTGGGGGTGAGCAATGGCGTCCCTTTGTCCATGTGAACGACGTTGTTAAGGTCTTCGCGGGAATGCTCACGGCAGAGGGTGTTGCGGGTGAGACTTTCAACGTCGGGGCTAATCATATGAATCTGCGGATATCTGACTTGTCGAAGATTGTGCAGGACCATTGCCCGTATGCAAAACCGCATCAAATTCCTGATGACATCGATCGGCGCAGCTATCATCTATCGTTTGCCAAACTTAACAAAGTGCTGCCGAAGGGATGGGCAAAAGTAGTTGATGGTGTACGCGAGGTTGGGCGGGCGCTAGAACTAGACCCGCACCTCGCAACCGATCCCACGACAATGACTGTCGCCTACTACAAGTCTCTGATAGGGTGGGAAAATAGGCTCTCTGGGCTTCGTATGGATGGAAAGATTTTGTCATGACGGACATCGCCGTCGAGGCTCTGGCCGCCAATGCACTGCGGCGTATGGCCGATGCTGTGGACGCTAACGCCGATCGTCCGTTCGGAGGGTGTATGGTGATTATCCCCCCGGCTATGGATGGGAAAATCGAGATTATCGAAACACTTATCCTCGATTCTACACAGGATTGGTCCCAGTTTTGGGGCTTGCTCAAGGCCAAGGCCGACGTGGCGTTGCGTGAGGCCGACAAGGCTGAACGGCAGGGCTTGGCTTTCGGGAGGCGTTAGGCTTAATAAGGCGGCATGCCCGCCTGGACGCCCGAAAAGGTCAGTCTTTTCCGAGAAAGCTTTTACTCGTTCCTCAAGGTTGTCCGCATTAACTCCAAGGAAAAGGGGCCGATGCTGCTCGGCTCCGAAATCTATCGGGCGCAAGTCCGCTTTTGGGAGTGGGTGTTCGACGGCCTAAGCCGGGACATTCACGATTTCAAGCACCTGAAAAGCCGGCAGCTCGGCATCAGCACGGGCTCGCGTGCGCTCACCGTGTTCTGGTGTGGCATCCACGAGGGCTTACGCGGATACATGGTGTTCGATACCGATAGCCACAAAGAGGAAGCTCGCCTTGAACTGCTGGAGATGATCAATGGCCTCCCGTCGGACTATAACTTTCCCCGTATACGATACAACAACCGCTATCTCATCGAGCTCGAAAACGGAACGCGCATCAACTTGGCTGCCGCGGGTGCCAAGGTCACGAAGACTACTAACACCTTGGGTCGATCCTCCGGTATTAACTTCGTCCACTGCTCAGAGGTTTGCTCCTGGGGAGACTGGGAAGCCGTAGAAGCGTTTAAGGCGGCGCTGGCCCAGGACTTCGAGAACCGGCTTTACATCTGGGAATCGACCGGCAAGGGTTACAACATTTGGCGGGACATCTGGCTTGAGGCCAAAGAGGATTACGATCACCAATGCACCTTGTTCACCGGCTGGTGGGGCAAGGACAATCAGATAATCCGCCGTATCGACCCCGATTTCGAGAAGTACGGGGTCCAACCCCCGACTGACGATGAGTTGCGCAAGATTGCCATCGTCAAGCAAGACTACAATTGGGACGTTACGGAGGAGCAGTTAGCGTGGGTGCGGCGTTACATGAAGCCCAGCGCGACCGCCGAGGGTGACGCGCCGGTCGAGTTCGATGGCACAACTAGCCGCATCCAAGAGGTTCCGTGGCACGAAGAAGAAGCGTTTCAGGCTACCGGCTCGGTGTTCTTCTCGCCCGAGAAGCTTTCCGACCAGATCAACAAGAACGTCAGCAAGAAGTACAAGACGTGGAAATATGAGCCTGGATTGGAGTTTCATGAGCTGAAAGTATACCCGGCGCCGAATAGCCGAATGGTGGAGCTGAAGGTATGGGAGGAACCGACCACCGACGCGATCTATATTCTCTCTATAGACCCGGCGTTCGGTCACAGTGAAAAAAGCGATCGCTCAGCGATACAGGTAGTGCGTTGCTACGCGGACGGTCTGGACCAAGTAGCGGAATATGCGTGGCCGCTGATTACGACGAATCATCTCGCCTGGGTCGCGGCAAGCCTAGCGGCGTGGTACGGCGGCCAAAATTCCGACGTTTACATGATCATCGAGATTAATGGCCCCGGCGACGCCGTACTCACCGAAATGCGGCAGTTGAGGCACCGCCTGGAGTCGGGATACCTGCCGAAAGAGGCAGAGGAAGCGGGCCTGAGAGACATATTCCGCAACGTCAAAAATTACTTCTATTGGCGCTCCGATGCTCTCGGGCCGGGCCGGTCACTACACTGGAGAACCCAGGGCAGTAACAAGATCGGTCTGATGGAGCGTTTGCGGGATTTTGTGTCGAATGGTATGCTTCGTGTCAAATCTATGGCAACCGTAGACGAGATGATCAGCGTGTCGCGTGACGGCGACAAGATCGAGAGTCAGGGGCGCAAGAAGGACGATAGGGTCATTGCTCTCGCTCTGTGCGTGCGTATGTGGGAAGACAGGATACGTAGAATGATGGTCACCCAGAAGCGTACCCGCGACAACGAGTCGGCCAAGCGTCGTCTGAGCCCCACGGATCGGGTCAAGATGTTTGCGGACTACCAGATTGACGAGCTGCTGAATCGGAAGGCAGGGAATCGGCGGCGCGAGGTCCAGCAAGTACGCCGGCAGGCGTGGAGGTATGGGCGATAAAATGGGCTATTCTCCTGGAGATTTTAATACAGATATCGGTCAGTTACACCTTGAACAGAAGGATGGTGGAAGAATTGTTCTCTGGAATGCCGATGAATCCAAAAAGATATTTGAGGTAAATGTTGAGAATGCCAGACAGATGATAAGGCACTTGAGGACCTGTCTGCACACCGCTGGTGAGGGATAATATGAATCATTTGATGGTTGCCGAAAAACTCTCAAAGTATCGATCAGATGCTCGTTTTATGGCGGGATTACGATCTCTGCGAATAGTAGAGGAAGCAAAGAATAGCGGACGTGTTAAGGACTATGTTGTCCGGTACTGCTCGGATGATCCACAAGTGGTTGATAAAATTGAAGTCAATATCAAGAGAGACTGATGATGGCTTTCACTCGCAAGCTCATGTGCCACCACTGCGGGGAGAAATTCACCTGGGCGCACCCGGAGTGGCCGGACGAATGCCCGGTCTGCCATACCTATGTCGGCCTCGACGGTAAGCCCGAGGTTGCTGCCCCGTTTATCGCTACCGCAGCCGGGAAGGCTCACGACAACGTTTATCGGGCAATGGAGCGCGGGTCAGAGCACCGGGCAATGGTCGCCCAGGAGGCGGGGCTGTCCGCCCAGGAGGCTTCTAACCTGAAGATCACCAATATGCGCGATGATGCGCGTCCGGGCGAGAACTCGGCACCAAAACTTACGCCACAGCAACAGGCGATTATGCAACAATCGAGCACGCAAACCCGCGAGGCTGCTGTGGGGCGGTTCAGTGCGGCTGAAGTTTCTCATCCTCAATCAGGCATCGGATCGGGGCTTAAGTCACTCAACAAACTTCGGGAGCGGCACCATGTTGGTATTTAACCCGTGGCAAGAGGGTAGACAACCTCATAGTGCCCGAGAAGCTCGCCATATGATCTACTCAGAACTAGAAAAATATGGGAGAGTAGAAAAGAAAAAAGTAATACCGAAAGATGATTGGGATATTTTAGCGGCAGACTTTGTCGAGACCGAGTGCCCTATCGTGGTGTTTGGTTGCGAATTCTGGCCAGGGTGATAGAGATGCTAGGAGTGCCGGAGAAACGTGCCGACATCGTCGCATTCGCGAACGATTTGGTGGTAAAGTGCACAGCCAGTCTCGGTTCGCGGCAGGCATTCTACAAGACTATCAACACGATATGTGAGGCAGGACGCGGCGACGGTAAGCAATCGCTGATCAACTTATGCTACAACCACATTGATCGTAGCGCGGCCAACCTGTTCAGCCCCACGGAACTGAAATTCAAGATCGGCTTTACTAATCCCTATCAGAAGGTCGTGTTGGAGCGCGGGGCGCTCGCCGCCGCGATGCTGACGGAGACGTGGCAGAACGACAATACGGACCTGATGTTTGGGGCTGGCGTGCAAGAGGCGCTGAAGCTCGGCGCCTGCATTCAAAAGCAATGGGTTCAGCCGTGGGGAGAAGGGGAACATCCGCGCTACTATTCTGGTCTAGTTTTGCCGTGGAATTTCGGAGTCTACAGCGAGAACGAAAACGGGTTGGAAAGTCAGTCGGCCCTTTGCGAAACCACCGTGCTGACTATGCCGGAAGCGTGGCAGAGAATCGCACAATTGCCGATCTCGGAAGAGGAGCAGGTCAAGTTATTCAAGAAAGTAGCGGGGAATGCCAATGCCGGCGGCCAGGCCGATTGGGGGCAGAACTTCTTTCGTCAGGTGTTCTCGACCGCTCCGCTCAATACCAACGCCGGCTCCGGCAACAACGCGACCCCCGGCGGTGTGGTCTGGCTAGGTAATTCGCAGATGGGAACGCTGGCGCCGCAAGTTGTTGCCGACGTTTGCGTCATGCGGGAACTCTGGGTTCAGGATGTTGATGATTGGGTGACGATACAGTTGATTGAGCCCGATATCCTGATTACCCCCAATCCAACGAAGAACAAAGAAAATCTTCTTTTTGGCTCCGATTACAAGAGCGGGATTCATCCCTACACGCTGATCCAGCCGAATATAACTCCCGGCTATTTTTGGGGACGTAGCGAGCTGACCGACTTGATTGCGCCGCAGGCAATGATGTCACAGCTCTCGGATGACATTGTGCGGCTGTTCGGGCTGCAAGTCGAAAAGATACTGGCCTTCTTCGGCTACGACGGCCTGACCGATGAAAAGTACGATGAAATGCGGCAGGTCGGCTACTTCAATGGACCGCCCGGTGCGACTGTCACCGACTTGACGCCGAAGTTCCCAGCGGAAGGTCTACCGCTTTTGAAGGCTATCATGGAGATTTTCAATCTGATCGGAGGCAATCCCGAGATTATGCAGGGCAAGGGCGAGCCCGGTGTGCGCGCTGGCGTTCACGCCAACACATTGCTGAAGACGGCATCGCCGCGACCGCGCCAGCAATCGTTGATAGTTGAGAGGCAATGCGCGGCAGCAGCCGAAACGACGCTTTCGCTAATGCAGGCCAAGGACGACCGCCAGTTCTGGACAAAGGCGGACAAGCCTACAGACGCGGAGGAAACGGGTTTCCACTTGACCGACTTGCCCGATGACCGGCGCGTGTCGGTAGACAGCCATTCGTCCAGCCCGATCTTTGCCGACGACCATCAGCAGCTCGTTGCGTTCGGGCTCAAGATGGGGTTCGTCACCAAGCATGGTGCCATTGATATGCTAAACCTGCCCGACAAAGAACTGCTGCACGCTCAACTCCGAGAGGAGGAGGAGCGGCAGGCCCAACAGATGCGGGAAATCAAGCAACAAGACCCCGAATTGTTCGAGAAGCTACTGCTCAAGAAGAGCGCTGGCGGTCACCGCTAAGAGCGCATCATCCCCGGCGGCATCGGGCCGTTCATGGGCTGGACCATCCGCAGAATGGGGTCAGCGTTGACCTTGCTCTGCGCTTTCGCCTGGGTCCGCATCTGGGTCATGTGCCGCTCGATAGATGCGTCGGTCGATTTTAGGTAATTCTCGATTAAAATCCCGTGGATCGACGCCGCGTCGATTAGTCCGGTGTTGCCGAAATCGTCAAAGATGTTGAGAGGACCCTTACCGTTTGCCTCCTTATAGTTTTTAATGACAGATTCGGCGCGTTCGTAGTTGTTAAATAAAAACTGCCATTGGGATTGAGTCGAGAACGATATGATGACGTTAAACATTCTGTTCTCCTGTTAGGTCACCGAAGATTGGTTGTCGCCGTTTCCACTCCACGAACTTTTCCCGTGGGAACAAGAGGAACTTGCCGCGACGGATGTAGGGCGGCACCTCGGGGGTGCCTAAGCGCTTCTCGATCCAATCGCGCGAGACCGACAATTCATAGCAGATTTCTCGGACACTAAAGTCTCGGCGCCGGTCGGCAGGTACTTGCTTGCCCATGGCTCCTCTTACTGAGTGAGGCAATATACCTATCATTGCGGTTTATACAACAACAACCCTCTTGTCAAATAGCGTCTGAAGTCTTGAGAGTGAAAGTGTCCAACTCGCTCAAACCCTGGACACAACAGGAGGGTTCTATGAACCTGACGCGCAATCGTAGACACAAGCGTAAGGGCCGCCGGTAAACGGCTAGCCTGAAATGCCTGATCAAGCCCCTGCACCGGCTTCCCCTCAACCCGGCTTGCCTGCGTCGCCGGGTCAACAAGCCTCCCCGATTGGGGTGTCGCCAACCTCCCAGGCAACACCCAATCGCGGCTTGGAAATGGCCGGTATGCAGGGGCTCGGTTTGGCCCTCAAGATTCTCGAATCTCTCGTCCCTCGCCTGGGCTCCGCGTCTCCCGCCGGCAAGGATGTTCTCAAGTGCATCACAACGCTGGGTAAGCATGTAGAGCCGGGAATGGTCTCCCAGGCGGGGAACAAGAACGAATTGCAGAACCAGATGCAGAAGATGCAGCAGATGCGTCAGCAAATGGCTCGTCCACAAGGCGCCCCCGGCGGCGCCCCGCAGCCCGGTGCGGCCCCGATGGGTATGGGCGCCGGCGCCCCGCCGCCCGCGGCATAAGGAGAATCGCCATGGCAAACTCATACTTCGAAAATAGCGCGAGCAAGGCCCCCAAGTCCGACCCGCAGATCGTTCGGGTTGATATGGAAACTCAGGAGATCGGCGGGCGCAAGGCGCATCTGCCAGGGCAGATGAAGTCATCCGTGCTCAGCATCAATCACGTCCCCAATATGGGCAGTAAGACCTAATGCCGGTCAAGGAAGTAGACGAAGCTCAGTGGAATGCGCAGCAGAGCGCTATGCGTTCCCTCACTGAGATCATGAAAGACCCGAAAAGGGCTCGGAAACTTCTGGAACTCCAGAAGGAAGCCGAGCCGAACGCCGCCATTCCACAGTTGGATATGGTGAAAGAGTCCGAAGAGCAGATTTCCGGGGTCAAGAAAAGCCTCGATGAACTGCGCGCCGACCTCCAGGCCGAGCGCGAGAAGCGCGACAACGACAACAAGCTCGAACAATTCACCAAGAAATATGAAGCCGGCCGCAAGCTTCTAGCGACCAACGGTTACAACGAGGAAGGGGTCAAGGCAGTCGAAAAGCTCATGGAGGAGCGAGGAATCGCGGACCATGAGGACGCCTTGGTCATCTATGAGCGTCTGCACCCCCCGCAGCAGCCGATTAAGTCGAACAACGCCGCCGTCAGTAGCTTCCTCGCCCAGGCGAAAGCGGACGGTGATGGCGGTGACGAAATAGCCAAGAGGCTCATCGCTTCCAAGGGTAACGACCCGTGGGTACTCGACCGGATGATTGAAAACGTCCGGCGCGAAGGACAGTGAGGATATAGGCCATGCCCATCGCCGGAACTGGAATTGTCCCGCCCGCCGGTCCGATCTTTAACGAACTCAACGCTACGACCCGGCGAGCCTTCTGCCGCAATCTCGTCGTGCAGATTTATTTTGCGTCGCCGTCGCTATTCTACATGCTCGGCAATTCGCAGACCGCCGCCGGCGGCCTCTCGCAGGTCACCGTAGACCTGCAAGGGCAGTCGATGGTGCAGGCCGCGTTTACCGGGTGGGGTGGCGGCTTCCAGTCCCCAAGCATCATTCCCGGCATCCAGGCCGGTCAGTGGAACTTGGCCTTCATGGTCATCCCGATCCCGATCCCGTTCGGCGAAGACGTTATCCAGGCCACCGACCGTGTGGTGTCGATCCTCAAGGCGAGGTTCAATGACGCCTACGCGGTCTCCCGTCAGCTCATGGCGACCCTGCTTTATGCGAATAATTCGGCCAACCCGCTATTCCCCGACAGCTTGCAATCGGCGTTCGACAACGGAACGAACTTCCCGACCTATGGCGGCATCAACCGCAACGCACAGGGCAACCAAGCCTACCAGGGCCAATACATCAACCTAGCGACCGCCCCGTGGCTGACCCCGTTTACCGCCGGCGCAACCCGCAAGGCTATGGCCTCGCTCACAATGTTCATCACCACCCAGGCCGGCGGCGAGGCCCCGACCTACGGCGTGATGAATCCGGGCGACTTTGCCACACTCAACACCGACTTCATCGGGATTGAGCAAGTTTTTGTCGATCCCGGCAAGTCCTACTCGATGGACACGCCAATCCGGTCCAGCTTCCCGAACATCAACGTCTCCGGTATCCCAATCTTCGCCGACTTCTTCGTGCCGAAGGGCAATATCTTCTTCTCGAACGTCAAATACACGACGATCTATGTGGCCGAGGATTTGTTCTTTGAATTCAGCGGCTTCAAGAGCCTCATCCCGCTCAACCAGATCGGCCAACAGGGCGTGATCGTCAGCGGATACGACCCGATTTCGGTGAAATCCTCGTCCGGTGCGTGGTGCTACAACCTGCCCGGTGCAGCATTCTGATGGAGGCATAGCGCTATGGGTCAAAAGCTTGGTGGACAGGGCATTCTGCTTCCGCCCCCTCAGAATTACTATCCGAGCCAGCTCTTCAACGCTCCGCAGGACCCGTCGTCCAATGTCATGACGCTTGCGGGCGGCGACACGTTCTGCGTGCCTGCCGGCAACTTCTATGTTGACCTTGGCGGCCCGCTTGTTCTTCAGTTCCTTGATCCGGTAAACGGAATTTGGGAAGTTCCACGAACCGGAGGGAATGGGTTCGAGGGAACTTGGAGTGATGGCGAGAATTTCCGTGTCGCCAACCTGACCGGCTGCCTCGTCGCTGCTGTCGTTACCAACCAGGGTTCCGGCTACGCGCAGGCCACGACAACTGTCGTTTCGAGCGCGGGCGGCTCGACTTGGCAGCCGATCGTCGGCGGCCAGTTGAGTGTCGCCTCGACTACCGCAAAGGGCGGTAATTATGGTGTTGCCCCCATCCTCATGATCCCGCCGCCGCCCAGCCCCGGCGTGCAGGCAACTGGTTTCACCACCATCGGTACGGGCGGGACGATCAGTGGCGTCACTCTCGACAACGTAGGCGCTGGCTATAAAGCGGCCCCGCTCGCGGTTGTCGTGCCGTCGCCGTTTGACCCGAACCTGAGTGCCGGCATTACTCAAGGGGCCATTCTCCTAGGCGTCATCGGCGCTGGGTCGATCTCAGCCATCCTCTGCACCAATCCGGGCGCCCCGGTGGCTACGACCGGCGTCAGCCTGACGATCGCCGGCGCCGGTACCGCGGCTACCGCGACTCCGGTCCAGATGCTCACCCTGACCGGCGCGACCGTGTTCTCGGCCGGTGCTGGGTACACCGGCGGGCAGGCTGCCTTGCAGACCGTTGGTGGCGTTCCGACAGCCGTGCCCGTGGTCACCAACCCGCTCATCGAGGGCCGCGCCTTCGGGCCGCGCCCCGCCTCGGCGCTCCTCGCGGGCGCCGGCACCTCGCTATCGAGCGTGTCAGCCGTCTATGACGGCGGGCTGTTCCTCGGCACCCCAGGTGTGATCATCAGCCCGTTCGGTGGCTCCCTGATTACCACCAGCGCCAGCGTTGTCGGCATCTATGGCACGGCACCCGGCACCATGAGAATGACTCCGGCACCATAAATCTTAACTCGCGGCTGTCTCCACTGCTGCTAGGCCCGAGGGCGGGGGCGGTCTGTAACAGAGGCCGCCCCTTTCATGTTGACCCAGTACGAGCTCGATCTTAACAACCTGTTGCAGTCCCCCGGCGCCCCCGTGGGGCTCTATTCCCCTGCGAATCTCGACCTGTGGATTAACAAGGCACGCGGCCAGATAGCCGGCGAGGGCGAATGCGTTCGCGCCATCGGCTCTGTCACGACGACTATCGGCCAGCGGGTTTACCCCTTTTCGGCCATTTCGGTTGGAACTGCTGCCACCACGGGCATTCAGGGCGTGATCAACGTACGCCGCATTCATTACCTCGTCGCTACCGGGGAAAAGCTAGTCAAGAATAAGAGTTGGGAGTGGTTTGACAACTATCGGCTGAATAACCCTGTGCCGCAACAAGGATTTCCCCTCGAATGGGCACAGTACGGGCAAGGATCATCGGGCGGGAACCCAACCGGCGGTGGCTTCGGATTTATCGTCTCCGGGTCGTTTTACATCGACCCCCCGCCTGATCTTGCCTATACCCTGCTCTGCGACTGCGTTTGCTACCCGCAGACGCTTACGACGGACGGTGATATCGAAGCCATCCCCTATCTGTGGACCGATGCGGTGCCCTATTTCGCCGCCTATCTGGCGCTCATGTCGGCGCAGACCGGCCAGCGCATTCAGCAGGCGCAGCAGATGAAGCAGTTGTATAGCGAGTTTGCCCAGCGCGCCCGCGGGTACGCTACCCCGGCCGTCACACGGGGTCACTACGAACAGGTGGAAGACCCGACGCTTGCGAACAAGCTCGGAGGGGGCAGCCCAGGCGGCGGCGGAATGGCTGCACCGGGAGGCGGCTGATGCTCTTTGACTACCTCAAGCAAGTTCGCCGCATGACGAACGACCAGCGCGTTGGGATGCTCGATGAGGGAAACCTGACCGAGTACGTCAATCGAGCTCGCCGCGAAGTCGCCATGCGGACCTTCGCCATCCGGGTGCTCACGCCGGTCTCTGGCGCTGTTGTTTCGGTCACGATGATCCAGCAGGGAGTGGGCTATACCGCCAACGCCGTGGCAGTGATTACGCCGCCGGACTTCCCAAGCGGCTTCGCCCCGAAGCCGAATGGGGACCAAGCGTTAGCCATCCCGATCGTCCAGGACGGGCAGATTGTCGCCTGCGATATCAGCTATGGCGGCTCGGGCTACTACCAGCCGCAGATCACCTTTAACGACCTGCACGGCGTGGGCGCGTCGGCACAGCTCAACGTTTCGCCGATAAACATCATGAGCGAGGGCCAGGAGGTCTACCCGTTTTCGTCCATCGACCTGAGCGCGTCACCGGGAGTGGCATCAATAATTGCCGTCAAATCGGTTAGTGTTTTGTACGCTAATTGGCGATATTCGCTCGCTTGCCCGAGCTTTTCCAGCTACCAAGCCGCGCTGCGCTCGTTTCCGTTCCAATATAAATATGTGCCGTTCTACATGGCGCAGTACGGGCGCGGCACAAAGGGATCGTTCTTCATGTATCCACAGCCTTCCGGTCCATGGCAGATGGAGTGGGACACATTCTGTCTGCCCTCAGACTTGGAGGACGACCAATCGGTAGAAGCTCTACCTGAGCCATTTACCGATGCCGTTCCCTTCATGGCTACGTATTTTGCATATTTGCAGCTCCAAAACCTAAACGCTGCTAAATTCTACGATCAGGAGTTCAGCAAGTGGCTCAATCGTCACGCTGTCGCCACTCTCCCCGGTAGAGTGAGCAACCCCTACGGTAGATTATATTGGTGAGACATGTCCGCAGCATTGAAAATAGTATCGTCATCATTTGTTCATCGCCGATTTTACCTGCCTGACTTGCAGACGAAAGGCACATGGCTCCTGGAGCGCCTGAAGGAGTTTTACAAGAGTTCGACAGAACCCGAGTTGATGAGCTGGCTGCGCGGGGTGATGTCCAGCGACCAGTTCATGTTCATTCATACGAGTCACGCGATAGCTTTGGCGCAGATCACGCGCGAGGCTCTTTCGGCCAAGCCAAGGGTAAAGGAACTGTTCGTCCTTTGTGACAACGAACAGTGCTGGGATGAGGGCGCGTATCTGTACAGCGTTTTGAAGGACTGGGCCGTTGCTATTGGGTCTAGCGAGATGATTGTGGAGACTTTCTCCGATGTGCCGCGCGACATGATCAAGGCGCGTGTCGGTGGCGGGATGTTCAAACGCGACCAAGTGTTTGTGAAGTTGGGGTAATGGACCGGGATGGCGCAAGCTCCGAAAAAGGGCGCTCGACAGGAGCAGGAGCAACAGAGCGATAGCGCGTTCACATTCGAGCAATTTGCCGGCCTGAACACTGCTGCGGTACGGGCGGGGGTTCCCGAGGAGCAGGCCGCTTGGCTCGATGGCTTCATGCCACTAGAGCCTCGCCTGCTTCGGACCCTCTGGGGCGCTGGTCCCCCCGTTTACTCGGCCCACCCCGGCAACACTATCGTTCTATTCGGGTTCTACAATATCGGGGCCACCCCATATGCCGTCGTCTTCGAGTCGGACGGGTCAGCGTATCAATTGAATGTCTCGACCTTGGCGGTCACCACGATACTCCCGGCCGGGTCGATTGTGTCGCCGTCTCCCACGAACATCGGGTTTTGCCAGTACGCGCAGCAATACCTAATCATAGTGTCCAACATACCGAATGGATATTGGGTTTGGGATGGAACCGTTCTTTATAGCGCCGGCTCGCTTGCTCCAGGAGTAGTGTTAACCAATGTAGGTGCGGGCTACGTGTCGCCGCCGGCTGTCAGCACTACGGGCGGTCACGGTGGTGGAGCAACATTCTCGGCCCAAATAGCCAACGGGATTGTAACCGGCGTCAGCATCACCAATGCGGGGTCGGGGTGGATAGCAACCGATAATACTTCGTCAATCTCATCAGTGAGTTTGGTGTTTACCGGAGGCTCACCGAGTACCCCGGCCGCTGGGACCGTAACTCTTTCGCCATTCGGCGTTGGCGGCACTGTCGTGCAAACCTACAGTGGCCACGTGTGGGTCTTCAACGGCAACTTCTACACTTTCACCGCATCGGGCTCGGTATCAAATTTTGCCACGTCCGCCGGCGGCGGAGCCCAAACATCAAGCGACAATTTTCTCAGAGTTGGCTACACACAGGCGATTCAGACCAATGGATTTTTGTTTGTGCTCGGCGACAGCTCGATGAACTATATTTCGGGGGTGACTACGACCGGCACGCCGCCAACGACAAATTTCACAAATCAGAACTCGGACCCGGAAATTGGCACACCATATCCATACGCAGTCATCACACTTGGGCAGGACATCTTGGCGGCAAACGCGACCGGGGTGTTTGTATCCTCGGGCGGCGGATTTGTGAAGCGCAGCGAAGCCCTAGACGGCGTTTACAACAGTGTACCGAATTTTGCGAGTCTGCAATTATCGGCCGCCAAGGCAACGATCTTCGGCAAGCGTGTTTGGATGGTTCTTGTCCCGATTATCGACCCGATAACAGGCACGCCACAGCAGTCAACAAATCAGATCACCGTCGTTGGCGGCTCGGTGCTTAATTTCAATTCAGTGCCGGCAACAGTGGTTCCTGGGACGCTCGTATATGATTGGAGTCGCCCAGCAATTCCGATTGGCACTTCTGTCCTATCCAAGACTTCTACGACTGTCACCCTATCCAATAATGTTGTTCAGCAAGTAGGTATTGGCGACACGATCTTCTTTTTCCAGCAAAAACTTATGATGTTCAATGGCAAACAATGGTGGGCATATACCGGGGATGTCACACTGACGTTTATCGCGGGACAGGAAATCAATTCGACATTTACAGCATACGGGACCGATGGTTTTTCGATTTACCCTCTGTTTGTTCAACCATCCGTATTATTCTTCAAAACTGCGCGGACTAAGTATTGGGACGACCCCGGATACGAGGGAACAAAGACCGCAACACGGTTCTGGAGTTTGTGGCAGATATACAACCCGATAAATACGACGTTTACTCTCACCATCGATGCGGTGGGTCTCGACTCGAACAACAATCAATTTGTGAATAATCAGGTGATCTCTATGAATGCGAACGGCGCGACGGGAACAGTGATACCTACGATACCGGAAGCGGTAGGACAGCAAGGAGTTCTGCTCGGATTCACCATTATTACGAATGCGGCCGACATGGCTCTCGTGAGCGCGAAGATGCTGCCGGGTCTTTACCAGTACCGAGGATGACGATGCCTGTACTCACCGTAAAAGACGGTAGTCAATACGTGCAAATCAAAGGTACTTGGTACCGTTTGCCGCCGATAACGGAGAGAGAAGAGCGCGTTCTTGCTCGGATTATCCGTGATTTGGAAAGACAGGGTAATGGGACTGCCGCTTCTCTTTAGGCTCCCCGACGATTCAGACTCGTGGAACGCATGGGCGTTCAACCACGCTGCTATCCATTACACTATCATCAGGACTATCGCGGCACAAAAAACACAAACCTTGACGCAATACCCGCTCGACCCGATAGACCCGAATGACCTCGGCTTTTGGCTCTATCAGCATCAGGTGATGCACAATCAGGCTAATGCGGCCTTGGGCACTTCAGGCTATGATCTTCTATCGCTAGACTGGTCTCAGCCGGCTGACTTCCAGGAGTGGCTACAGCTCAACGGCGACGAGCATCGGAAGTGGGGCGGGATTCTAGGAGTAGGGTGATGTCGCACTTTCAAATCCGACGACATACCGGGAATCCGTTTCCTGGCCGCTGGTGGATACGTGTTCAGCGGACGGTTTCCTTTCGGTTAAACTGGAGAGGCACCCTCTGGGGCTTCTTATGGGTGTAGGAGTAGGGTGATGTCGTTCTTCTCTGATTTGTTCAAAGGCAACTTCGGCAATCTCGGCCACGACCTGTTCGGCAGCCCGACCGCAATCGCCGAGACCCTCGGCGCTTTGGCTCTGCCGATTGGCGGGGCGCTTCTCGGGCCGGAGCTGCTCGGCAGCGCGTTGCTTCCAACGGTGGGCGAGGCTGCTGGAGGTTTATCGGGTGCGGCGGGTTTAAGTGCAGAGGCGCCGGCAAGCTTGGGTGCGGCATTCGGAGGCGCGGGCGATATTGCGGCGCTCGGGGCGGATGCCGGAACACTGGATACAGGAGGGGGCGCTTTGTCATTCACCGGCGGACCTGCTGCTGCCACTGCTGATCCGGTCGCCAGTCTTAATGCCTTGGCTCCGGCTGCAAACGCCTCCCAGGCAATGACCCCGAATGCTGTGGTGGCAGGTGGCTTTCAGGGATTGGGCATGGCCCCGAATGATGTGGTGGCGGGCGGCTTTCAGGCAATGGGAGAAAGCGCTGCTCCACCGTCAGACTTGGGGGCATGGATGGGCGGCATTGATCCTGCCACGACGTTCGATCCCAGTGCGCCGGGTATGACGCAGGGCCTGTGGAATACTGCCGACCCAGCGGCGGCTAGCACCCCGTTGCAGGGGCCTGAATTCCAAGCAGCAACACCAGCTAACCCCAACGCCGGCGGGGTAATGGGTATGCAATCTGCGGGGGGCGCGGCCCAACCTGGGGGTATTATGGGCGCCCTCAAGTCGGCGGGCGGCTTTGCCAAGGACATAGCTCCGCTCGTCGGCATCGGCGGCATGGGGCTCACGGTCGCTAACTCCATCGCGCAAAGAAACCAAATGGCCAAATTATCGCAGCAAGAAGCAACGGCGGCGGGCAATGCGGCTCAGGCGGCGCAGCAATTGCAAACCGCCGTGGCGCCGATGATCGCTAACGGCGAGCTTTTGCAGAAATATCTTACGACCGGAACCTTGCCCCCGGAATTCCAGGCGCAGATAAAACAGACAGTCGATGCGATGAAGGCGCAGATCATTTCGGGATACGCCAGTCGTGGACAGTCCACTAACCCGCAGCAGAACTCAGCCCTCGCGCAAGAGCTCGCTAACGCTGACTTGCAGGCCCAGACCTTGCAAGCCAACCTCGAAAGCACCCTCTTCACCGCCGGCAACCAAATGACACAGCAGGCCAATCAATTGCTCTCCACTGGCCTTAACGCAACGCAGCTTTCGGCTGAAATCCCAATCATTATGGAAGGTCTGAAGAATCAACAGGCTGCCGAATTCTCCAAGTCTCTCTCCATCTTCTCGGCAGCTCTGCCCGGATCGCAGAAGTTCACACTGACACCGGCATCGGCGACGGGATAAAATGGCAGATTCCCCCGCCCCTATTACCGACAATACCGCGACTGCCATTGCGGCCCCTACTCCGCTCACGGCGGCGGCGGCGGAGAAGGCTAAGGCGGGATTGTCTAAGGCTGCCCATGACCAACAGAAGGAGTTGGAGGGCGCGATTGGGCAACAGGGCCGATTAGGCAAGGACTATCTCGATCGCATGGACAGCATGGTCAAGGCGGAAGGCGCGACGATCAAGGAACTGCCCCACCAGTGGAATACCCAACAAGAGCTGCAAAAGCGCGAGACCTCCCTGTGGGAGGACTTCGGTTCCCCCGGTTTTATTGCCGCCATGATCGGCAGCGCTTTTTCGGCCCGTCCCATGAACAGTGCGCTGATGGCTGGCGGAGCTGCGCTGAACGCCATTAAGCAAAACAAAACCGACGACTACGAAAGGGCGTTCGAGGCGTGGAAGTCGAATAGTGATCTTGCGATTAAGCGTATGAACATGGAGCATCAGCAAATTCAGGACATAGCGCATTTAGCGCACACTAGCATTGCCAACTATCAGGCAAACTTGCGAGGCATTGCCGCTAAGTACGACAACCAGGGAATGATCGCCCTCATGGACGCGGGGTATTTCGATAAGGTCGAGGAAATTATCGCGAAAATGCCGATAATTGCTGAGAAGGTGCAAAAGGCCACGGACGAGTTGAACATCCGTAAGGCGGGTATGGATGCTTTGAAAGATAGCGAGGAGTACAAAAAGGGAGATTTACAGAAGAAATTCGATATGCAGTTGGAAACTGAGAAAAGGATAAGGGACGGAGAACATCCTGGTCGCGCAGGCAGCGTAGTATCTCGCGAGTCTACTCGACGTATTGATGCATGGGATATTAACCATCCGAAAGCTACAGAAGATGAACGAGCGGCGGCACACGATAAAATTATTTCCGATGTTAGTTCTGCGTCTAAGACGGTCGGTGAATTAACGCCAGAAAAAATGAAAGACTTGGGATGGTCTGAAAAGGCAATTAATATTGCCGCCGAGACTTTCAACGCGACTGGAAAGTTGCCAACAAATCTGGGAACTCGGCAGTTTGCCGGGCAAATTATGGGCAGGATTCAAGAGCGGGCGGCTCAAATGCTGGAGGATAAAGGCCAGAGTGCCCAAGACCGAGCGCGTCAGTGGCAGCGATATTCAACTGAGAAAACCGCGCAGAATCGTTTCATGGGTGGCCCGCGTGGAGACACGATAAGGTCACTGAATGTTGTCGTTATGCACTTGGATACGATGGAGAGACTAACCGACGCCTTGCGTAACGGCGACATACCTCGGTTCAATGCTATTGCTCAGCAATGGGCGGAGGAAACAGGAAAAGAAGCCCCTACCAACTTTGACGCCGCAAAGCAGATTGTTGGAACGGAAATAATGAAGGCTCTCGTAGGTTCCGGCGCTGGAACCGGAGCAGAGCGCGAGGAAGCAGCTAACTCATTCCAAAGAGCGCGTTCTCCTCAACAACTTTATGGTGCTATTCACACGACTCAGATTCTCTTGGGCGGACAACTGAAGGGGCTTAAAAGGCAATTTATGGTTTCCACAGGTCTGCCGGAGGGCGACTTCAACGAAATGCTCGAACCTCAGACTAGACTCTTCCTGGAGGACACATCGTCTTCTAAGCCGGGCGTCGGGGGTACTGAAGTTCCAGATAGAGTAGAGCAGAACGGTCATATCTTTGAGAAGCAGCCGGATGGCTCGATGAAGTTGGTGAAGTGATGGCAGAGCCAGAGCCCGTTTTTGACCCGTCGAAACCATATAAAACATTAAGTGGATCATTTGATCCGTCGAAGCCCTTCAAGCGGGCAGAAGCGGAAAAATTACCTCCAGCGGAGCCTGCCTTTGGCGATGAACTGGTTCGGGGGGCAGCGGCTCCTGCGACCGGAGTCGCACAACTGCTAAAGGAGACTACGGGGATAGGAACGCCTACGGCTCAAGCTAAGGGCGAGGGCGTTAAGACAGAGCCGAAAGCTCGTGTTTCCACGGACGATATGAGTCCCGGATATTTGCTTGGCAGCATGATCGGTCCGGCGGGCGCGGCGGGCGCAGCCGCGAAGAATGCTCCTCGAATTATTACGCCGATGATGCGCGCCGTCACCGCCGGCGGTATTGGTGGCATGCTGCAGCCAACCCCGGAAGGGCAGACCGGGCGCGAATTTTGGGAAACCAAAAAGTGGCAATCCGGCACGGGTCTGGCTCTGGGTTTTGGGCTTAGTGTCGGCGGCAAAGTCGCGTCGAAGGGCGTCAAGGCCATAGGCCGATACCTCGCTCGTAAGAATCCTGAGTTTATGGAAAATGAGGCTGTTGCCGCTATACTTAATCGTATTGAAAATGGCAGCAAGTACGGTGCTCCTACCGCAAAGGATATGATGGAGCTGATGAGAGCCGCGAACGAGAAAGGCAAACCCATGACTATTATGGATTTTGCCGAACGCAGCCTCTACTCGCTCGGCGGTCGGGTGATGAGAACGCCAGGGCCAGGGCAGGACATGGGCGAGATGTTCTTGAAAATGCGCGATAAAGGGGCTCCCGATCGCCTCGCCCGCGATGTCGATAAGTATGTTTTCAGCGGCCCGACGATGCACATGACGACAGAGGCGCTGCTTCGTTCGCGTGAAGCAGCCGCAAGTCCTCTTTACGAGCAGGCAGATGCACTACAAGGGATTTGGAGCCCCCGACTAGACGAGTTTTTCAAAAATGGCGATATAGCAAAGGGAATGGCGAGGGGTTACCATATTGAGAGAAATCTTGCGCTCGCGGAAAATCGCCCATTCAATCCCACACAGATGGGCGTAGATTTAGATGCAGAAGGAAATATCCAAATTCAGCGGGTGCCAAATATGTACGTCCTTGACATGGCAAAGAAGGGGCTTGATGCCATGATCCAGGGGGATCGTGATGCTTCAAAGTTTGGTCGGCTCTCAGCGATGGGTAGATCATGGGCTGCTCTGAGGGATAGCTATGTCAAAGAGCTGGAGAGTTTGGATAAGTCGGGTGTCTATAAAAAGGCGCGTGAGACATGGTCGGGACATTCCGCATCGCTAGATGCCATGAGCCGGGGATCACATGCGCTCGATCCTTCCGTCAAGCCTGAAGAAAATATAGATTTTGTGAAAGGACTTACTGAGGGTGATAAGGAGTTTGCCCGACTAGGACTCGCGGATAAAGTGCTAGAAAAGTTGCAAAGGGCTGGATTGAACTCCGACGAGTCAAGGTCACTCATTCGCAATGAGTGGTCGAAAAAACAAATGGAGCCGTTTTTCAAATCGGAAAAAGACTTTAATGAGTTTATTGATTCCGTCGAAAAAGAGCAAATGATGCACTATAGCAAAAGTCGCCTACTCACTGGATCGCAGAGTATAGAAAAGCTAGCGGAGGATGTCTCTGCCGTGAATGTTGGTGTCCGTGCCATGAGCGCGGCCAAGATCGCCAAGGCCGTTGTCGTTGACGGTAATCCACTGCGCGCCGTTGGGGAGATGTGGAGGTTGTACCGGGATATTGGCAACAAACCAGACCCAAGATTTACTGAAGAAATAGCCAAGATATTGTTTTCACCAGACCTTGCCAATACGGATATCGGCAGACGCATTGCCGCTGGCGATGTTAGCTTTGTCAATCCGGCTGCGGGCGCTGCTCGCGCGACACAGGATGTTGTGGCGCCGGCGCTGGCCGGCGGGGCGGGAGCGGCGGATACCGGAGGCGAGGTCTCAAGGGAAAATCCAGGCAAAAGAAGCGAGGCGCAGCCCTCGGAGACCGAAGGGCGCTTTCAAACCGCAGCGGCGGGGACTCCTAAAGTGGTATATACTGATAAGCCGCCAAAACAAAATGAGCCTGCTAATCTAAATAATCCGATGGACCCGTCATTGAAGGAGTTCATGGATAGATTTGGGAAGCGAAGCGAGTCAGCACCTAATGACTCATATCAGATTGCCGAAGATGATGTTATTGACCCAGCCGACCCGAATTTTCAAATTCGGTTGAACCAACTCCTTTATGATAGAAACTTATCTAGGAAAAATGGCGTAGATGTAAATGGTCCCGAATACGAGCCGTATAACGCAAAAATAAGATTGATGAGAAGTCTGCTTAGAGGTTGACGATGACCGACAAGACAACGCACGAGCTCATCGATGAGGCCGCACGCCGGATCGCTAACGATATTATCGCGGGAGACCTGAACCCGAACGAGCGCATGAAGGCGTTTCAGGCGCTTATCGATTACCGTAAGGTGGTAACGGTCGATGCCGAGCCAGAGCCGCCGTCCGAGCGTTTTGACCAAATGCGCGACCGGATTCGCGCGGCTGGCCTAGTCGGCGCAGTGGATTTTCATCAGAGGACCAACGGCAATGAACCAGCCGAATAGGCAATTCTCCGTAGTCGATGAGGAAGTTCCCCAGGCGCCGGCCCCCACGAATGACACGGCGACCGCTATGCTGGCGTTGGCGCTGCGCGCGCTATCGCAGAAGGCAATAGTCGCGGCCGCCTCGCTTTTCACGCTCTTAACGTGCGCGACGGTGTTTTGGCTATCGCTCGCGGTGATCCCGCACCCGGACCCGTTGCAGCTCGGCGTATTGGTTTTTTACGCAATCTTTGTGACGGGGATAAACATCATCGTGCGAAGGAAATAGGTGGCTACCATGAACGGCGTGCTGCAAAGCGGCAATGTAACTCCAGGGCATCTAGCCTCGTGGGTGACCGATAGTATAATCGAGGACGCTGGTATCACTTTCTCTACCGTTTACGGGCGGTTTGTCGCAACGGCGCAGGCCGTGAACTTCAATTCGCCCAACACCGACACACCGATTTCCCTACCTCTGCCGCTGGGATACACTCGCTATCGGGTTTCCTCCATTATGATATCCGGGGCTACCGGACTCCTTACTACTTCTACTGTTGGGGTCTTCACTACGCCGGGAGGGGGAGGCGTCCCAGTGGTGTCAGGAGGGACAGCGGTAACTGTCAATCAGACCACGACGGATACGGTTGGGAACATGCAAACTTTGACAATCAACAATCAAAATACGATGGCGCTGTCCGACCCCGTGCTGTTTTTCCACGTGCAAACCCCGCAAGGGGCAGGAGTGTTCGCGAATGTTTCTATTTTCTATGATCCGCTTCCCTAGGGTCTTCCTACCAGCGCACACGGCCTCCAAAGCCAGCGCAGTGCGGGTGAAAGTCCCGCAGCCAGTTTTTCGCTTCCTTAGCGCTGCTCTTACTATACTTTGCACGGTGACGCTTGCACTTGCCCAGCAGCCATCGATCATTCAATCGGGGCCGATCACT